TTAATTTGTTACCTTTTTTAGTATGTAATCTGCGCTACTTTCTCCTTTTTCACACTCAACCACTAAAGATTCATAAAATTTACTAACTGAACGCTTCCATTGATCAATCGTAATCCCTAAATGAGACACAGCCTGAAAAGCCTTTGATGCAGGTATTCGCTCGTAACCACGACCAGAACAACGCTTACAAGGCATACTGACAGCTTCACCGGTTAACCTTAGCGTTTCTTTGTCTATTGCCATACCACGCCCTTTACAGTCATTGCACGCACAAGAAACATAACCTTTACCGTTACACTTATCACAAGCGCATGACTCGGTGTCATCAATAATGCGAACTTCTTTACCAAAGACTTTTTTAACCTTAATCGTCCTTACCTTAAAACCTGACCCATTGCACTTTACGCACTCAGTAACACTCGATGCTGATCTGCAATAATCTGCATAAGCGAATTTTGCGAGTATTTGCATTACCTTTCGCTTAACATTTATATCGAGCTTGCGTAAGGCTGGAACCTTATCGCAATGATTCAATGCATGCCGAGTTAAAAGTTGTATCGCTTTCACTTTGTCATTCTGGCTTATCTCCATCTTTCCCGAGAACGCAGAAAAGCCGAATGACTCTTTACTTTGACAATATCCAAAAGCGCCCATAACATCAGTGCCGGTTAATCTATCTGGCGATGTTGAGCTAGGTGCATCTGATATTGATGTGGTTTTAGCGAAGTGATATTTAACAGCGCTTTCTAGGTTCATCTCACCCCCTGCAATACTTCACTCTTTCCTTTTATCGCTCCGCCGATTCCACCGCGATGTATAACCATAAGCTGCCCATTTACAATGATGTGCTTTTCTGCTCGCGTATCGAATGCGTACTTCTTTACTGTATTTCGCGATGCGCTTATCCAGCCAGCCACTCGAGTTTGATTTCCTCTGGCTTTGATGAGTAATTCTGGAATGGTTGTTATCTCAGCCTGCATCATCTATCTCCCACATCATGATATCCAGTGAGCCGCCTTTAACCCTCTCGCCGCGTTTAATTCGAAAATCATCTATCTGCTCGTCGTCATCCCAAAAGTTGGCGTGAGTAAGCGAATCGAAAACAGCTTTAGGCAAGTTATCGAGGTCTCTTTTGCGTTTGTCTGGAGGGTTTGCAGTGATGATTATCTTGATGCGAGAGGTGGTTTTGATATCTAGGTTATGTTGCTTGATGTAATCTGTTACTTGCTTTCGGTAGCCTGTACCCTTTGATGATATATAGTGCCTGCCTTTGCAGTGTCGCCAGTACGTATTTACTGAAGGCGGCCACGGCAACTTGAGGTGATATTGCTTCATGATGGTTCTATCAATCCCCCTCTGGTTAGCTCCCTAAGTGTTAAAACAATCGCCCTATCCATCAGTTGACGTCTTTCAATTCGACTCAACTTGCTGCCGTTATCAATCTCATGATGGCAGTGCTGACATAATGCTGCTGTGAGGCTATCGTCAACCTTAAGCCCCATCCCCTTATCTTCGTTTCTATGTGCTACCTGAGTGCCATAGCGACCACACAAGACACAACATTCGATTTGAGCTACGGCTTTGAGCCATTTTTTTGAGCGGTAGATACTTGTCATTTCTCTAGCTCCCACTCTGCAAGTGTGATAACCAACATCGGGTTACTACTACCTTCAATCTTCCGCATTGCTTCATACGCTAAGTGCTCTTTAAATTTGCGCTTTAATAGCCCTGCACACTTCCTGACGGCTTCATTGGACTTATGGATAGCCCAACATAGCTTGAGTGTTGTTAATGCGCTCATAAACGCTTCTGCTTCGTTTTTCATCTCCACATCCTATTAATCATTGTTCGCGGTGTTGGCTTGAGCCATTTTTGGGTTGGTAGATTGACTGATACGTCGAAATATTTCGGGTTAATATTGAGCATTTTGACTGGGGAATAACCTTGTCGCTTGTAATGCTCACAAAGTCTTTCTGCTTCTTCGTAAGTGAGAAGCCTGTATATGTGGGGTTCTTTCATAATACACTCATTCTTATGAAGTTATGCTCGCGCTGACTCGATACTCAAGGTATCGCTCAAGACTCATCTTTTCATCAGCAAATGTACGCGCTGCCTCTGAACTAACAGCCGCACCTGATCTCCTGCCTCCATTGCTGTTAAACTCCCTGCTTGACGATGCTCTATTGTTTGCGGATTTTGCAGATGCGTTATGAATAAGTCGCTCTATCTCGCTATTTGAGCAACACCCATACTTTTTATCCATTTTTTCTATGAATTCACGCTCATGTTCTCTGAAGCGCTCATCTTTAGTGAAAAGTGCTTCTTTTGGAGCTTTCACATAAGCTTCAGACGCACGCTCAATTGCGGACTGCTTGCTGTTTGCAAACTTAAATTTTCCATCAATCGAAAATTTAAATTTCCATCTCCCGTTCCATTCTCTTAACAGACCAACATCAACAAGTGTCTTTTCGTCTATCAATTTAGTCATCTCTCTTGCTGCTCCTTGAGTTTCATGTACTGTGATTCTTTCGGTATCGTCACGAGACAACCTATACCCGCCGCCCAACACTCAACCTGCTCCATGAAGTGGAACATTTCACCTGTATCTAACTTTGATGTTTTTCGTAGTGTCCTGACGCGCTCTATATCCTGTGTAGTAGCGTCTATCATCTCTACCACCTCGTAGCCTAGAAATGTGTGCTTTAACATGTCCTTGACAGCTTCAGGCGTGAAATTAGCTTTGTTTTTACACAGATACTTGCTTATCTCTCCACACCACATATGGAAAGTTGCATTCTGAGATAGTGAGCGTGTGGACTTCCAAGGCTTAATGATGATTCGGTGTGGTTGGTTTGTTGCTAGAACTTCTTTGAGGTGTTGCCATGCGGTATTTTTGGTTGATTCGTGGAAGAGAAAATCTGCTTCCAAGTTAGCCTCCCAGTTTTCCTTCGCTGTAAAGTGGCAACCCAACACACCGATAAACAAACGGGATAAAAGCTGTAAAGAACTCATTAAATTGATGCTCTCTAAATCCTGTCGCTTCGTCGACCATTGCAATTAGTGGTGAGGTTGGCTTTCTTGGCAAATCAACGCCATAGATACGGCTAAAATTACTAACTAACTCACTTTCATCTAAACAGCGTTCTACCACTTCGATAAACATTGGCTCAGTGGCTAGCGTTTTTAAAATTTCATCTGGCAGCTTATCACTCACTGTTGGCTCTCCTGTTAAACCTTTGCGCTGAATAATCACGGTCAATTTGCATTAATTCTTCTGCTGTCATGTCATCAGAATTATCTGGGTAAATGTCGTTATTGCGGATAAAAGAGAAATTAGCGCCACAATCAGCATTAGTACATTGGATGTGGTCACAAAGGTGGTTATCTTCTGGGTCTGGCTCATTCTCGCCGCACCATTTAACTTTGCTGCCGCAAAACGGGCACTTTTTTAACTCATTCATCATTAGCTCTCCTGTTCCATGCTGCGATTGCTTCACCCTTGGTGTACTTAAGCCCTGTAGCTAATTCACACTCCGTGCATTCAACCCTGTGAAACCTATCTACACCGTCAAATTTATGGGTAAGTATTCCCAGCTTATTACTTCCGCACATAGGGCATTTCTTGAGTTCGTTCATGCTACAACTCCCACCATTGGTATTTTCGCTTAGCTTGCAAAATTAGCTTTCGCCAAATTGCTACGGCTTCTAGTTTTAATTCCCGCTCTGTCATCATTCACCCTCTGGCATTGGTGGCTCTGGCTTTTCTGGTAGGTTCATCCAATGCGTAACTATGTAGACCTCGCCATCCATATCCTGCATTCCTTCATTTTCGCCAGATTCAGCATTTTGAAACTTTTGGATATTGCCTTTCCACCATGCAGTAGTCCGACCATGAGAGCCGAATGTAAAATATTTTCCATCTCCATCAGGTGTTCGCTCATTTCTATTAACCCAATTAGTTCCCTGCATTAGATGCCTCCACCTGTTAACGTTGTTCCTTTCATCACTCAACACCTCGTCCAATTGCTGATGTTTTCTAGTTCATCGATTGATGGGAGTTCCCTGTCATCCCATACGTCATTAAAGTCGCTGATACGCATGGCGTGAAGCATGGCTCCTAATCTCACCATCCCATGACCTACGCCCTCTGGCGTTTTTTCGCTACGTTTAGTTTCCTGCATCATTTGTTACCCCAAGCCCAGTCAATAAGTTTTTTTGACACCCATAAATAAAACCCAACCGCTATCAAGAATCCGTTAAAAATAAGCAGGTCGAAAGCTAGTCTTTCAGTGTTAAATTCAGTGATAGTTAGAAACATGAGAAGTAGAAATAGATAAAAAATTATACAAACGATAATTGCTCTATAGTTCATCTAGAAGTCCTTATGATTTGGTGTGTTAGGCTGCTTGCTTGCGCCATAACTCCTGTTGAAATACCTTTGCCCCATTGACTAGCATGTCGTTAAAATCGCCTGTTCCGTCAATCCATCGGACGCTGACTTTTTCAACATCGTTATTGCTTAGAATGTTCCGATTGCCACACTCAAATGCGGCTGCTAGACCTGTGCCGTTGCTGTCCGTGTCTGCGAATATGATGAGATGCTTAACGCCTTTTGGTGCTCTAAACTTACGCATGAAATTGGCGTTAAGCGTTGACCATGTATTACAACCGTAGACCTGCTGGCAGGAGAGCGCTGTTTCTATCCCCTCAGCAATCCCCAGCGTTGATGCTACTGGGGTCATTCGAATGGCAATAGAGCCAGCAAAATCTAAATAGTTATCTTCCTGTAGTTTGGTAAGGCGTTTATTCCCTTCAAAGTTTGCCTTTTTTTCACCATCCAAGAACGTCCTGTGCAGATAACAGCCAGCACCACGATCATCTGTTGCAATTGACCAGAGCGAAGTAAATCCATTTTGTTGTGTGTTACTGTATCTGACGTGCTGAGATGGTAAAACGTTGATCCCCCTGCTCATCAAATATCTATGAGCTGATGTATCTTTAAGTGGGATTAGTGAAGCGAACCTTGCGATAACTTTTGAACGAGTGGCTTTTACATCTGATTTTGCGTGCGGTACTGCTTGGCCTGAATAACTGTTTCCGATTAAGCGATCTATCTCACTTGCTAAAACTCTAAAATCTTTTTGCTGGGTAAGTTCCAGTAGTTTCCAGCCATCACCAGCACCACATGAGCATATCCAAGTTCCCTTACCGTTTTTATTATCTATCCTGAATTTTCCTTTCTTTCCGCATATAGGGCATTCCCCTTGATAGTGTTTTTTCCCTGTAATTGGCGGTAATTTGTAATACTCAAATATCTCAGGCCATCGACCTATTACTGCCTCTACCGTCTTCACGATTACCTCCTAAGCTGAGCTTTTCCCGTATATCTTCCAAGTGTGACCTTGCTGATGCTATTTTTTCAGCCTCTGTTTTCGGTTTTACCTCTTTTGTATTTTTCTTCGCTTGCATCTTTGCAAAAGCGATATTTTTTGAACGAATATAATTACTAACTTCGGGAGTTATCTCTTGCGGTGTATCATGTAATCCACGAGGCCATACCCCGAATTTTTTCTTGTACGTGTGGGCGCACCAACCATCAGAAATAGGCTTGCCTGATATCTCACGCTGTTTTTGATAAAACTTGATTTGTGACCACCAACTTTGTTTTTGCTCCTTGGTAAATATCTGTTCACCTGCTTTCAGTTTTTTGAGTTCACGAGTTTCATCGACTTGAACGTTTTCTCCCATCAGTGGTTTAAATCCACACTTAGGGCAAACATAAACACCTGCTGGCTTCATGTAGTGACAAGATGGGCATTCCTTCGGTTTTTTCTCTGCCTTGACCTGATCTCGGTAGCTGCTTTGTGTTTTCATGCCATCGTTTTTGTTTTGCAGGTCGTCGTATTCAATTTCATCAGGGAACCCGAGAAGGTGAACAGAACCTGAGTGATCAAATATCAAGCATTTATCTTTACCTGGTGCAGTACGCAATCCCCTACCAAGACACTGAACCCAGCGTATTTCCGATTTTGTTGGCCTCGCGTAGATGATGCAGCGAACGTCACTATCGAACCCTGCAACCAAAACACCAACGTTAACGATGATTTTTGTAGACCCACTCTCAAAACGGTTAATAATCAACTGCCGCTCATCGTGTGGCGTGTCTGCGGTCATCACCTCAGCGTTGATCCCCGCTCGGTTAAATTCCATCGTGACGTAGTTTGCATGGCTGACATTGACGCAAAAGCAAACTGTTGGCCTGTCCTCGCCATGTTCTAACCAAAATTTGACGATATTCCCGACCAAATCAGAATCGCCCATGATTTTTGCTAACTGCTCCTCGTTGTAGTCATTGCCAAATGCCGATAGTTTTGATGTTTTTACACCGCTAACATCGGGATTATCTGGCGCGTAAAATTCATAAGGACTCAAATCACCAATTTCGATTAACTCCTTCATCGTCGTTGGTTTAATCAGTGTTTCGTAGTATTCGCCCATCCAACTAGCAAAGGGCGTCCCCGATAACCCAACCACACGAATATCCGTATCTCGGATAATTTCGAGTATTTTTTTTCGCTTCATGTGGGCTTCATCGATGATGAGTAAATCAATGTTGTCAGGGAATTTGCGGCGAATTAACGTGTCTGCAGATGCAATCTGAATCAACTTGCTGGGGTCATACAGTGGGTGGTCGCGCCACAAGTAACTGATCTCATCGACTGGCAGTCCGTACTCAACAAACCGTGTTGCAGTCTGTTCAATCAGCACTGTGTAGGGGGCGACAAACATGACCCTCATCCCTCTAGAAACTAAGCCGTCAGCCACGAATGCGGCTATCGCGGTTTTACCAAATCCAACACTTGCAGAAAGTAACATCGTTCGGTGTTGATTCCAGTTCTTCCTGAGCATATCCAGTGCAGTGACTTGCTTAGCTTTTGGCGTTATACTGAGCATGATTAATTCCTTTTTGCGTTACGCCCGTCTACCTCCCTCAAGGTTTTTCGGGCTATTCCCTCAAGTTTTTTTGAGTTAATGGCTTCTGCTGCGTCATTAAAATCAATAACCTGAGCACCTTTCCTGTCCATCGTGTAGTAACATGATTTCGATATATTCCAACTCCTCCCTCCCCAGTTAAACTCTGGGTTTATTGCGTATATGCCACGCTTAAACTTGATTAACCCTACCGCCTCAAGCTCTTTGTTGGCTCTCTGAATACTTCGCGATGTGACGTTTAACTCGCTTGCAACCTCTGCCGAAGTCGCAACAAAACGCCCATGCCGCCAGTCACAATTCTCAACGATATGTCCGTACAGCTCCGTTGCTACGGGAGACAATCCAGCCATTCGTTTGAACAGCTCCTTGGCTTTAAAAACGCGTGACCATTTGTGCATAAAATCGTAACCTATTGATTTTTAACAAAGCGACCGAACCTGTCGCAAAAAGCGACAAACCCTGTCGTTTTGATGTCATTTAACTATTTGATTTTTAAGAAATTTCCAAATTGCCCTTCCTTGTCCTTATAGGGGTCAAGTTAGAACTCGGATTTTCTTTTTTTTGGCTTTTGAATCAGATACTTATGCCTAGTGCCATGTATCAGCATTGCTACACTTTCCAAGGAACAGGCCATATTTTTGTATTGAATTCGGTGATTCAGGCGACGCCTTGAGATGGTTGGTTCATCTGGCCAGTGCCTTGTTGAAAAACTCTCGGTTCGGAAACATATCCATCGAGGTAGGAAGAGTAGTTTTTTACAAAGTTCCTTAACCGTGTATTTGCAGCCTTTCTACCAGCATTTATTTTTTTGTAAGGTATAGGCTCATCGTCAAAATGTTCTTGATAAACCTCAGAATATTTAACTGATACCTTTGGCCTTACTGATGGCCTTAGCCTCAATAACATTTCCTTAATCCATTTCTCATCCTGTTCAAAATAGCAATTTGGCATTAAAATATTGACGTTATACTCATAATTATCCATATTCTTTTTTAACCTCATGAAATTAAAGCACATTAAATTTTTTATTAATGAGCTTATCTATGAGTAATCAAATTACTTGACTAATACTGATTATTCGTCCAGTATTAATGGGTAAATAAAATTAAATGTTTAAACTGATTTGAGCCTCATCATTCGCCGTGGTTGGGGCTTTTCTTTTAACCTTTCCCTTCCCTTCAAGAGCCTGAATAACCCTTTCTGCATAATCACCTTCAAGAACAACTTTCGTTGGCTTATCGCTGATGTTTACAGAGTCAGGGGGTAATCCGAACTTACTCACCAACTGGCAAGCTAAATCGAATATTCTGGCTTTATCTCGACTGGATTTTGATGGGTGTATTCCTAGCGCCTTAGCGAGTCCGTTATTACCGACTGAATACATTTGTTGAATGTAAAACGTCATCAATTCGTTTGATGAGCACTCTACTTTGATATTTTTTGCATTTTCCATAGTCTATAGTCCTTTTAGATACAGTTAGTCCGTGACTCACGATCCAGTGAGTGTGTATTGCTCTGAGAATTTACTCTGAGCGGTTTAGCGATGTTAAAGAGCTGGTGATACTTATTTACCTGATGGGAACGGTTTAACTTCTTCAGCTTCAACTGTTCCATCTTGTTTTCTGATAACGAAAATATTTCGTTTTTTTAAAATTGCTTTACTTATCGCACTTTGCCTAACACCTAACAATTCAGCCGTTTTGTGTTGTCCTAGCTCAGTAGCAAATTTAGTTAATGGGACTCTTTCCATAGTTTCTCCTTTTTTAATCATTATCACCGCAAGTGATAAAATAGTCAACACCTGCGGTGATTGGTGAATATTCCATTTGGTAATAAAATTGCAGCATGAAAAAGAAACCGATCACAGAAGAACAAAAAGCTGATGCTCTTCGCCTGAAAAATATCTTTGAGGCAAAAAAGAAAGAGCTTGGCTTATCACAAGAAACCCTAGGCTATTCAATCGGCATGGGGCAGAGTGCTGTTGCTCAATTATTGAATGGAGTAAACGCTCTAAACATAGAAAATGCAGCAAAGTTAGCTGAGGCGTTGCAAGTTACCGTTGATGAATTTAGCCCATCCCTAGCTAAAGAAATTAGAGGCATGTTTAAGGCTGTCGACCCATTAAAAACGCCAAGTATGGATGAAAAGTATCAATACCCTCTATTCACGAAGGTACAGGCTGGCGCATTTACAGGTAATAGCAACACTTACACCGAAAAAGATGCGATTGCATGGATACCAACAGCTAGAAAAGCAAGTGATGACGCATTCTGGCTTGAAGTTGAGGGGCATTCAATGACCGCACCTCAAGGTGGGCGTCCTAGTTTCCCAGAAGGGATGCTAATACTTGTAGACCCAGAAGAACCTGTAGATATAGGTGATTTCTGCATAGCTAGGCTGCATGGTGATGAATTTACGTTTAAACGATTAATTCGTGAGTCTGGTCAGTGTTATCTTGAGCCATTAAATCCACGATTCGAGATGATACCGATTAATGGCAACTGCACAATCATAGGCAAGGTAATCAAGTCACAATGGCCTGACGACACGTTTTAGGGAGCAACATGGCATTTAACGACATTGAGATAGCTAACATTAAGCGGTGTATGGAGTTTTTCATGGAAAAGCGCCGACCTGCTGAACACCTAAGGGATGAGCTGGATTTAAGCTATAGCATTGAAGATGACTCCGTTGTCATATTTGAAGTAAGACGCCTTACTTGGAGTGACGGGCAAGCTCAAGAGCCGATAGCAAAAATTACACATGACAAATCTAACAGCTCTTGGTCTCTGTTTTGGATGGATAAAGACAGCAACTGGCACAACTACGATGAAATAATGCTAGGCAGTTTTTCTGACGCCATTAGGCTCGTTGAAGATGATGCCCGTGGCTGCTTCTTTGGGTGACGATACGTTTTAGGGTGTGGTTTTTCCTATTTTCTGTGGATAAAAAGCAGAAAAATATTTTTATCCATTTATCAACAAGTTTTGATAAAGCGATCAAAAATAAGGAAAATATTACTTAATTTTTATATTGACATGGTGTAGATTGTCGCTCCACTAAGAAAGTTATTCACAATTTTTCCAGCGAATCACTTGTAAAAACGATATAGAACCATTATATATAGTGTATGAATGATTTTTAATCTTAGTTATATCGTTTTATTTGCTTGTGATTTTAATCTAATTTTACAATGTAAGAATTTGAAATGACTGAAATTGAACAAGCTAGATTTGAAAAAATAGTTACTATTGTAAGCAACACGCTTAACGATTTAACTGGATTATTTGAAGAATTTGGCATTGATGGAATGCATGAACTAACAAATCCATCAATTGATCAGCTTAAAAATTTAGTTTCTCAGATGAATAGCTATGCTAACACATATGAGAAACAGCTATTAACATCCGATGATGAAAATGCCATCACCGCAAGGATGTTCCTACAGAATGTAAAACAAGGATTGTTATACGCAGAATCTTTGTTGATTGGTGTAGAAAAGTTCAATATCGATGCATGTAATAAAGCGCACGACGATATTCGTAACAATCATTTAATCACACCAACATGGAATAACCCTGAATAACTTTAGTGAGACATGCAACCATGCCAATCACGGTATGCTTGGATTAATTAGGAGCACGTTATGTCACAATTAAATAAATTATATGCTAGCGCACTGAAACTTGAAAAAATCATGAGTGAAATCAACGCAAGAGCAGCGATTAAGCGCAGTAAAAAAGCAGCTTGATATCGAAAACCCTTTCCACAGTTATAAAGAAGCCCTCCCCGCGAGGGCTTTTTTGTGTCCTCTCCCCTCCAAAGAAGTGATCTGCATTCCAATCTGAGATTTTTTTGAAAATAAATTGCCTGAAAAAACAAAAAATTAACACCGCCAATTATATTATTATCACCTGCGGTGTTGACTTATAAATCACCGCTGGTTATATTTGATTACATCAAAGGCAAGGAGCCAAAGGTAAACGGATTTAGTTCTTTAACAATTAGGAACGCTCAGAATAAATTTTCAGAGCAACCACTGAGTGGTTTTTGGGGTGATGGTCGAAAAGACAAGCAGTCGCCTTGTTGGCGAAAGACAGCTACCGGAGGCATTCGGCATCACCACCAAAGATCACTTAGGAGGCAAATATGGCAACAATAATTTTTAAAGAGAACTCAAAAATTCGCAGACGCAGAAAGCAAGGTGAGTTTTTGGCTCGAAAGATAGCTATGAGAAGTCGCTCAGTGGAAGAAATTTGGGATTCAATATTTGGCGCTGAGAAGAAAGAACGCCCTGTTCTCTCTCTCAAACCAACAAAGCATTATCCAAGTGGAGATAACTGTTGCTTACCTAATGTAGCAATATTTTCAGGAGTTAAAACAAAACAGCCGAGCAGTGAGTTCGGGGTGACGGCGAGATAAATAGGAGATAGAAAATGAAATTTGAAATGTTACCAGACCAGATTCAATTAGAAGCAGCCAGATGTTTACGTGAATATGTAATTTGTCAATCAGGCGGTGAAAGAGACCAAGCTATGCAGCTGGCCTCTGTAATTAGAGATGCTTTTTGTGAGCTTTATCAGAAGGGAGACTCATCAGGCTCGAAATCAACCGGTGGCAATGCTGACAACGATTTAAAGTGAGCATTCAAGTCATCAAATATTTTAATAACCCGCTCACCATTAGATTGTGGTGCTGCAATTCTTTCCGCTCGAATTAATTCAATCACTACCTGTAAAGCTGCTTGCTCAGGATTTCTTTTTGGGTCAAGAGCATCATACATACAAAAAACTTCCTTATTTTGACTGTGGAATAACCAATATATCAATTTTCCTTGACTGTGGAAAGTAAGGAACCACCTCGCCTGACGTGGTTAAAAGCAGGCACAGTTAACTAATTACAGTCCATCAAGGTGGGCTGTGGTGAGTTGATTAATAGATAGGAGATAGAGATGGAAATATGGTTTAAGGAATTTGAGTCACATGGACGTCAGATTCTAGTTAAAAAAGCACATAACCCCGAAGAGTCAAAAGTCGGGGTGCAATATTGTTGGCTTGAGAAAATTTTTGAGGTCGATTTTGGGTTGTGGGTGGATTACGACGAGGATGATGAGGAAAGTTATGATAAAGCAGAAGATGCACGCAACAATCTATTCGACACCATCGATCAGGAAGTGGTAGATACCGTGGTGAGGGAATTAATTCAAAAACACAAGCTCGATGATTAGCATCGTATTTAGTTAATAACGGAGGGAGTATGGAAGATAAAACAGGTGGGTTTGATGGCAGTCCTGCTCCATGGGAAAACCGCGATGGTTTTGTATATGACTCAGAGGGTGAAGTTATTTGCTCTTCATATGGATATGAAAGTGATGATGACCTAATCGCAGCGGCACCAGAGTTATTACAAGCACTACAACTAATCGTAAGTTATCACGATGACGGAAATAGAAGTTTACATCGTGAAGATTTAGAAATGGCTCGTAAAGCAATCGCAAAAGCCCTCGGTAAGCAGTAACCCACCACAACACATTTCATATCGCTATTAATAGTGAGGAATACGCACATAAGGAACATAGGAAATGGCAAATGAATTAGTCGTAATTGAACAAGCAACTGCGCTCGATTTATTTACAGCGCCAGAAAAAGTAAATCAGATGCTAGAGCACATTAAATCTCTTGCAGAAGAAGAGCGTAAAGAACTAGACAGTGATTTCTCAGTAGCTAAAAACCGAAAGGCTTTTGCATCTTTGGCGTACAAGGTCGCTCAAACAAAAGCGTATATCGACAAGGAAGGTAAGGCAGTTGTCGATAAGTTAAAAGAGCTACCAAAAAAAGTTGATGCTAATCGCAAGATTTTTCGTGACGAACTAGATGCATTAAGCAAAGATATTCGCAAGCCACTAACAGAGTGGGAGGCTCAAGAAAAAGCTCGCGAAGAAGCCGAAGCGCTTAAGAAGCAAATCGAAGTTGATCATGAAGAAGCTCTGCGAATGAACGAGCTGTTTGATTTGCGCAAAGCCGAAGAAGAACGCCAGCGCATTGCTCGTGAAGAAGAAATGAAAAGACAAGCTGCGGAACAGGCAAGGCTCGAAGCTGAACGTAAAGCACAGCAAGAAATCGAAGCAGCAGCACAGCGTGAACGCGAAGCAAAAGAAGCCGCCGAACGTGCAGAGCGTGAAAAGCAGGAAGCTATTCAACGTGCAGAGCAAGCAGCAAAAGAAGCCAAGGAAAAGGCAGAGCGTGATGCTAAAGAAGCTCAGGAGCGAGCCGAACGCGAGAAACAATTAGCTATCGAAGCTGAGCGCAAGAAAGCACAAGAAGCAGAACAAGCGCGATTAGCAGAAGAAGAACGTAAGCGTCAGGAAGAAGCTAAACGTCAGGCTGATAAGGAGCATCGTCGCAAGTATAACCAAGAAACCTTACAAGCCTTAGTAAGTAACGGATTTGATGAAAAATTAGCGACTGAATTTATTAAGTTAGTTGCTAGTAATAAAATCCCCCACATGACAATGAATTACTAATACCCACCGCACCAACACCAGAACCTAAATAACAATCGCTATCGTAAGATACGTGAGGATTAATCATGCAATCAAAAAACAAATACAGCCGTGCAATGCGAGACGTTTGCATGGTTAAACCAGTTAAACCTCAAGCAGTTAGAAATAAGCCAACATCAGGGTTTTGTCTGGCAGTTATAGCAATATTCGCATTCCTATTACTTCCTGCTTTGGTGAGGTGACTTATGAATAAATGCATACAGCTTTTATTGTCAACTTTTGGATGCGACCACTCCTCATCAGGAACAATTATTACTTGTGTCAACGAAAATGACATCAAGCGCATAGACGGTGATTACGGAACAATCATCAGCAAACTACAGTTCACGGAAAAAGAACGCTACGAAAACATTAAGGAAGATGGGCAGCTTGCTGGGTTTATTGATGAAGCCATAGCGGCTGGTGATGGGCAATGGATTGTCGATTACATCAGGAGCAAAGGTAAGGTGGCAGCATGAGAATTTCAGAGTATGAAAACTTCGTCACCATTCCAGACCGCGAGCATCTAGCAAATCAATATGATGAGCTAGCTAATGAAATGGCTCAGCGGTTTTATGATGCAGTCATGGATGAAACTCCGCATCTAATACAAAAACTTAATGAATCTGAACTTAATGGCATTTGGAATGGATTATTTAAAGCCGCTAAGTCTGAAAACTTACTGAGATAATCAAAGGGAAAAATATGAGTAACTCACTAGTCTCAATGGCTGGCTCACTTGCTAAAAAGTTAGAGCTGGCTATTGATGAAAAAGACCTAATTCAAACATTGAAATCCACGGCATTTAAAGCCGAAGCAACAGACCAGCAGTTTCTATCACTTCTCATCGTCGCTAATCAATACAACTTAAACCCTTGGACTAAAGAAATTTACGCATTTCCAGACAGAACAGGAATTGTTCCAGTTGTTGGTGTTGATGGTTGGGCGCGCATTATTAATGAAAACAAAAACTTTGATGGCATGGAATTCATCATGGACGCTGACTCCTGCACATGCAAAATTTACCGCAAAGACAGGAGTCATCCTACCTCGGTTACTGAGTACATGGATGAATGCAATCGAAACACCCAGCCTTGGAAATCACACCCAAAACGGATGTTACGGCACAAAGCAATGATCCAATGTGCTCGACTAGCTTTTGGTTTTGCCGGTATTTATGACCAAGACGAGGCCGAGAGAATTACAGAAAACACACCAACGGGCGTTATTAACGGGCAAGAAAGCCACGAAAAAAGAGCTGAATTAATCGCTAAGTGTGAAGCGGCAGCAGCCAAAGGAATGGACGCATTTAAACAATTATGGACGGAGTTATCAGGGGATGAGCGAGCCATTATCGGATCCGCTGAAAAGGAACGAATTAAAAACTCTATAGCCATTGATGCTGAATTTACCGAGGTGCCAAGTGGAGCAGAGGACTAACGAATGGTATGCGGCAAGACTAGGATGTGTTACCGCCAGTAACCTATCAAAAGTAATGGCAAAAGGAAGCGGAGCAACTCGTAGAAATTATATGGCTCAACTAATTTGCGAAACACTAACAGGACAAAAGGAAGAGTCCTTCAAATCAGCCAGTATGGAGCGTGGAAATGAGCTTGAGGCAGTTGCAAGGGAAATGTATTGCCTCAATGAGTTCGACGCCACAGTGACAGAAACAGGCTTTATCCCTCACCCATCTATCGAAGGATTCGGAGCTAGCCCTGATGGGTTGGTAGATGAAGATGGACTTATTGAAATCAAATGCCCAAACACCGCAACTCACTTAGAAACGCTTAGGACAGGAAAGCCTAAGACTGAATATCTATTACAAATGCACGGGCAAATGATGTGCACTGGACGCAAATGGTGTGACTTTGTCAGCTATGACAATCGCCTTCCAGTAAACCTCGCCTATTTCAAAACACGGATTGTTTTTAATGACGAGCTAGCACAAAAAATTGAGCAAGAAGTTCGTAAATTCTTAAATGAACTCAAGGAAGAAATAGAAAAGTTAACTAAATATGCGGAGGCTTCTTGATGGCAATTAACACAATAACGGCAAGTGGAAACTTAGGCAAAGATTGCGAACAGCGATGGACTCCAAATGGTAAAGCGGCTGCATCTTTTAGTTTACCAGTGAAACAAGGTTACGGAGAACACGAAAAAGTATCTTGGGTTATCTGTAAGATGTTTGGCTCTAAAGCTGAAAAGTTACCTCCGCACCTAACCAAAGGAACAAAGGTTACGGTTACTGGTGAGTTCGTAATGGAAGAATGGACAAGCCAGAATGGTGAGAAAAAATCAGCGCCGGTAATTATCGTTAACCAGTTAGATTTTGGCGGCAATAGCAATAGCCAGCAACCAGCGCGACAGCCTCAGCAACAATCACAGTCGTGGGGACAAAATGAATTAAAGCCTCAGCGTGCTGATTGGGCTAAAGAGCAACCCATTGATTTTGATGACGATATTCCCTTTGCCCCTATCGGACTCCCCTACCCACGCCACGCTATTTATGTGATTTAACCAAAGGATATATTTGCAAGGATGCAAACAGGAGATAGAAACTTGACGAATTCAACGAGGTGCGGTAGATTGCGAGTAGGTGCTCAACACACCATCTACGAGCGGATATCCGCACCCGAAAGTATTGCGGTTTTTTTACGTCCATAGATTATGGTCGGGTAGCGTGCAATATATACAATACCGAAAGGGAAAATTGCAGGCCGTCTCGTAGCGGTGTTGAAGTACCCGACCGCCCTCTCAACAAGGGCTAAACAATCTACGAGGACTTAAAAATGAACACTTCTGTAACAGTTGTAAATACAGCTACTCCGCATGTCACCATCAAAGATCACAAAGCGATCACCACTTCGCAAAACGTATCATCGTTTTTCACTAAGCGACACGATGACGTTTTAAAGAAGATTCGCAACCTTGATTGCTCACAAGAATTTAGCGCCCGCAATTTTGCGGAGGCTGAATATATCGACGAACAGGGTAAACCTCGCCCAATGTACGAAATGACTAAAGACGGATTTGTCTTTTTGGTTATGGGATTCACAGGCAAGAAAGCGGCTCAATTCAAAGAAGCCTACATTGCCGAATTTAACCGTATGGAAGCGGAGCTGTACGGCAACAAAATAGCACCTACAGTCTCACAGGAAGAGCGAGACGCCTACAACATTAACGCACTTGCCAAACACTACGAAGCCATTTATCAGATTTGGAAAGAAGAATTACGCCCTGCATTAAAAACGCTCAACTCACCTATTTATGGTCGCCTGTATGACAGATTCCAAGACGGCTATGTATTCGTTAAATACCTACAGCAAGATTTAAACTCTAAGCTGACGAACCGTCAACTGCCGCGTCACCACTAATCAATCTCAGCCCTGTTAATTCAGGGCTTTTAGTATCGTTTTAACCAGCGAGGGATTTTTATATGCAAAATTTAATTAACGTTGAAAAAGAAATCACTATGAGCAGTTTAGATTTTCTTAATAATATAATAAACCCTGCCAGAGTGTCTTGTGGTGAAGCAGAGGTTAAAAATGCTCATTTTGTTAAACGAATAGAGAATGAATTGGATGATTTACCAGCGGTAAAAACTTTTTACCGCTATGGAAACGAAGTTAGAGCTTATGATTTAAACATGGATCAGCTAATGTTGGTTGGTATGAGTCAGCATTAGAAACAGTTGATGAAGTTAGGCAAATTACAGGAGGTAGAATATCTTTCATTAATGCTGAAACAAAAAAACCAGTTAGCGGAAATAATAAAGGTTCTATGTTTTTAATATGGCGACCTTATATAACTCCTCGCAGAATAATTAATACTGTAAATAGAAATTATTTATTAAATATCGGCAATAAAATATTAAATGAATGGAAAATAGCACAGGTGAATTATGGATATTATCGACTCAGCAAACGAACTAAACGAATTAAGAATTCAAGCCGCATTATCAAATCGCCAGCCAGTAACTAAATCAATAAATGGAATGTGCATCTGGTGTGAAGAAATGCCAGCAAAACCAAATAGCGCATATTGCAGTAAAGATTGCGGTGATGATTATGAGCAATATAGAAGGAAGAACGGAGGCGCATAAATGCAAACAGTCAGAGAATTCGCAAAAAAGCACAGAAGAAGTGATGAAACGATAAGGCGGTGGATAAGCGCTGGGAAAATATACCCAGCTCCAACATTTGACGGATATCAATATTTAATACACCCATCCGCACAAAAAATAACAAACTACGAAAATCTTAACCCAAGCATTCTATTAAATAAAAACTGCAAACTGTTAAAAAGGATTGAGACAGATGGCAAGAAACAGAAGTCCCAAAAACGCTCACCTACCACCTAACCTATATTGTAGAAAAGGATATTACAGCTACCGAAACCCCGAAACCGGCATTGAATACGGTATAGGAAGAAATAAAGCCGAGGCGGTAAATGAAGCCATCTCGGCTAACTTGTTTATTTATGGAAAAAAAGAATCATTAATAAACAGAATGGCAAGTAACGATGCAATAAAATTTCATGATTGGATAGACAGATTTGGTGAGATTATACTTCTCCGTGATTTAAAGAAAAAGACCCTAGATGACTACCAAGGACGGTTAAAAAGGATAAAAAATAGCTTCAATAATGTTCCTTTAGATGAAATAAAAACAAAAGATATTGCCGATTATATAAATAATATTGTTTCTGATGGAAATATAACCACAGCAAGGTTAATGCGAAGTATTTTAAAGGATATGTTTAACGAAGCGATGTCTGATGGTGTTGTTGATTTTAATCCCGTAATAGCAACCAGAGTTCCAAGGAATAAAATAGCTAGAACTAGGATGTCAGAAAGTGATTACATTCAAATATACAACACAGCAGTAGAGCACTGTCAGCCTTGGGTTAGTATGAGCATGGATTTGGCTATATTAACAGGACAGCGTTCTGGTGATATTCGAAAATTAAAATGGAGTGATATTTATGATGGTTACTTATGGATAGAGCAAGAGAAAACAGGAACTAAAATAGCAATACCGCTCACCATTTCAAATAATATAGCTAATAAAACTTTGCAATCAGTGCTAGATAGATGCAAGCATGAATTGAACGGAAAGGAATTCGTGCTGGTTTCACAGAAGGGTGATATGCTAGCAGATAAAACAATTGGTAAGGCTTTTTCACTAGCCAGAAGCAAAAGTGGTTTGTCATGGGAGGGTTCTCCGCCGACGTTCCACGAAATCCGAAGCCTAGCATCCAGAGTGTATGGGAATGAAAAATCAAATGAGTTCGCTAACCAGCTTTTAGGACACAAATCAATGGATATGACCAGAATGTATCAGGATGATAGGGGTCTTAGTTGGAAAAAAATCGAAATTTGA